GAGGAGGATGAAGTTCAAGAAGCAGCCGCTGAAGACAGTGACCTCACCACGAATGAAAGTAGTGATGAGCAGGATCTTGAGCAGCTAAAGGCACAAGCTGCCCTTCTTGAAGAGCAAGTATCATCTCTTAAAGATGAAAACGCTAAGCTTAGAGGTGCATTGCACATGACTCTCGTAGAAAGAGTTGTTGATACAAAGATTGCCCTTGGTATTGAGGATTCAGATGATCGTGAAGCTCTTATTGGTGAGCATTCATCACGTACAGCTTCTTCACTGGCAGATAGTCTTAGAGATTTAGCTAAGACTAGCCCTGTCGTTGCTGCATCTGGAAACATGCCAGTGGTTATGTCTGAGGCGGAAGTTATCGCTGAAGGCAATGTTGTAACACTAGACTCAGAAGAGATCGAAGAAGAGCAGCTTTCTCCTGAGCAGGAGTTTGAGCAGCTTTTTGTTGACGCACTAATGGGCAGACGTAAACTCTGATTATTATAAGTAAGGAGAAATATAATGAGTTTAGCTAAATTCCGTAAGGTACACAGCAAGACAGGTTCCGGTCGCTTTGTGGTTTCTGAGGGCATCGCTCCCAGCGCCTACCTACTTCCAGACCAGGGTCTTCCAACATGGTACTACGACAGTGAAGATGATCGTTTCGAGATTGTCATCACCAAGGGTACCATTCTTTCAGTTGTCGCTGACTCAAACGGCGACGCAAGAATTGTCCCAGCTAACGGTACCGCAAGTTCCGTAACCTGGGGTGACACAATGAGCGGCTGGGATCCATTAGATGGTGCTACTCCCAGCAGCACAAGCGGTTCAACCGACACAGTAACTGTTGCAGCACGCTCAGTTCCAATCGGTGCCGCTCAATATGATCTCTACCGTCCATTCGATAAGGGTACATCGCAAGGTGCTGGCTTTATCACTCATGGCTATGTAGAGTATCCGATGGTTGAGGGTCTCAATGATGCCCTTGCTATTGGTGATCTTATCCGTGCGGACCATATGGGCCGTCCAGTTGAGCTCACCGCTGCAGAGCAGTACAACAGCAGTGCTGTTTACTCACATCTGCAGGTTGGTAAGGTTATTGAGGTCGAAAAGTTTGCTACAAACTTCGATGACGGCCTTCTCAGCTACATGCAGCTTCCATCTGATCCAGGTGCACTAAAGACCGTTTATGAGCTTACTCGTGACGGCGACTATAAGGGCAAGCTCGGTATTAGAGCAAATCTGGACGTAAACAACGTTGTTGGCGCATTCCGTGTCAATTTAACACTCTGAGAAAATACAACACAGGAGGAAAAATCCTAAGATGAGTAAGACAATCCAAGAGCTCCTCTCGGGTCTCCCAGCTTGGGAGGCTGCACTGACTGAGGACGGACACATTGATGAAGAGAACAGAGTAACTATTAAGGAAGCTTTTGCATCACCAGATGCAGCAGCGCTGTTCCCCAAGGTTCTCTCTCGCACTCTGCGGGAAGCCGCTGAGCCACAACTACTTGTGACTCCTCTGCTTTCCACAGTTCGCCTCGGTAAGGGGCGTTCATTGGAGTTCCCAGCAGTCAACGCAATCCAAGCTGCCGAAATCCCTGAGGGTCAAGAGTACCCAGAGCAAGCACTCGCCTTCGCAAAGCAGGTAGAGGGCAAGGTCTCAAAGAAAGGTGTAAAGCTCGCTTTCACCGAAGAAGTCGTAGCTGACTCACTTTGGGACATTGTCGGTCTACATGTCCGCGCCGCAGGCCGTGCTATGGCTCGCCTTAAAGAGCAAATCGCTCTTAGCCGCTTCAAGGATGCAGCAACTATCGTCTTCGATAACGATGACTCTGCCTATGATTCAACAACAGGTCTTGATATCGATGGCGCTGCCAACGATACCGTCACCTGGGACGATATCATTGACATGGCTGCTGTCTTGATGGCTGAAAATCACGTACCAACAGACTTCATTCTGCACCCACTCATGTGGTCAGTGTTCCTTAAGGACGCTATCTTCCACGCCGGTGGCGCAGCTTCTAGTGTCGGCACAAGTTGGGGTTACCGCCCCGATTCAGCTGAAGGTGCACTCAATACCACAGCCCCAATGGGTCTGAACGTTATTGTTTCACCATTCGTCAGCTTCACGGCCAAGACTAGCTCTGCCGCAGCCAAGTCTGACCTGTTCCTTATTGACCGCAATGAGGTGGGTACAATGTTGGTCAAGGATGATATGAGTACAGATCAGTTCGATGATCCAACTCGTGACATTCGTGCTCTTAAGATGAAAGAGCGTTATGACATTGTCATGATGGGTGACGGTGAGGGTATCACTGTTGCTAAGAATGTCAACCTCAGCCGTAACTACGAAGTTCAGGTTACTAACGAGGCTAGCTGATAAAAACCTTAGGGTTATTATAGTTACGATTACC